CAGCAAAAAATTATATTTACATTACTGGTCAGACCAGAGACGGAAGATATGCAAAATATAATTTTACAAATAGATTGGTTGCAAAATATAAAAGGAAGCCTGGATTTACTGATGAAGAGGTTCAGGACGAACTCTCTCGATTAGGTAATGAGTTTAACCCAAGAGCATTACCACAATCTTCAGCAAAAGAATATGATATCATTGATGAGGGCACAAGAGCATTTGATCAAGGTTGGATTGATAGAAAATCATCAAATGCTTATCAATTAGTTTATGATAGAATCAAAGCACAATGTGATGCAGTCGGTATTGGAGACAGAAGACGTTCATATCTTGCAATGACTATTATCAATAACACTGGTGATAAACCAGTATTACCAATGACAGCAGAAAAAGCAAAGACTTGGTTAGATGGTTCAAAATATGAAAACGTAAAAGATAGGGTAAGGTACGTTGTTATTTCTTCTGATTTTGTAACTAAGGGTCAAGTTAAGGCAGTCGGTCTAGCAAAGAAATATCCAAATGAAGAAATAAGAGTTATAGTTCATTGTGGAATTATTACTAATGGTATTGAACAATATACCGAAAGATTAACGAGATTTTGGGTAGATTGGCATACTCAATTTGATAACTATAGTCACGTAGTTTTTGGCAACGCAAGTATCACTCCTAAAAACTTAACACTATATGGTGGTGTTCCCCAAGTTACTGAAGAGTTTGATACCACACAAGTTTGCTTATTTGTTCAAGATAGTGTAGAAGGTAAGTTTAAACAAAAGTTGAATGACGGATGGGTATACTGGAAAGCAGATACCGATTAATTTTTTTTAAATAAAACAAAAATGGGGGTTGACATGCCCCCATTTTTATGTTATAGTTATGGTGTTGTTAAGTTAAAGAGGAGATATAACATGGCACATATGGTCGAAACAATGGCATACGCAGGAGAGGTTCCATGGCATGGACTCGGTGTTCCTGTTTCCAATGACCTATCACCAGAACAAATGATGGTGAAAGCAGGAGTCGATTGGGAAGTTGCTGAAGTCGAGTCCTATATTAATTTTAATGGAGAACAAGTACCGACAGGTCAGAAGTCTCTAGTACGTACAACTGACGGTAAGATCCTTACCAATGTCGGTAAAGGTTGGAACCCTTGTCAGAACTCAGAAGCATTTGATTTCTTCCACGAGTATGTAATGGCAGGTGACATGGAAATGCACACTGCAGGTTCACTACAGGATGGTCAGATTGTCTGGGCACTTGCAAAGGTGAAAGACTCTTTCGAACTGTTCAAAGGTGATACAGTTGAGTCATACTTACTTTTCTCAAACCCACATAAGTATGGGAAATCTATCAATGTGATGTTCACACCAATTCGTGTGGTTTGTCACAACACATTGACTTTTGCGGTTGACAATGGTTCAGATCGTCAAGTGAAGATCGGTCACCGAGGTGTCTTCAACCCAGAGATCGTAAAAGAACAGTTAGGTATCGCAACTGAGAAGATGGCAAAATACAAAGAGATTGCGTCATTCCTCGGTTCTAAACGTTACACTAACGAATCGTACATTGACTACATCAATACAGTGTTCCCACGTTCTTCTGACAAACGAGTCAAAGAAGGTATGACAACTGCAGAGTCATTGTCACGTAACGCAAAACTTGCTCTTGATGTGTTGGAAACACAGCCTGGTGCAAACTATGCGGAAGGTTCGTGGTGGCAAGCATTTAACTCCATCACTTACATCACAGATCACGTTCAAGGTCACAACCAAGAGAACCGTCTTGCAAACAGTTGGTTCGGTTACAACCAGTCTAAGAAACGTGATGCACTACAAACAGCAATCAAATTCGCGGAGGCGGCATAGTGTATGGAATAAAAACGGACAGAGTAATGCGCTCTGTCCAACGCGACTCCAAAGCGATTGCTTTGGGGTTGCCTCGTGTAGAAGCAGAGATCAAACATCTTGAAGGTGTAAAACGCAGGGTTCGTTCAGTCAAACAAAGACTTGAACGATTATACACTGCACGTAAACATCTAATAGAGATGCCAGAGGAATCTGCATCATTAGTAGATCAATTGAAAGCGATTCAGAATGGGTAAAAAACATGATATCAAAATGATCGCACAATGGGCGCGTGATTGGGGGGTAGAAGGATACGAAGAATACGATCCTAAGTATAAGGAGAAGATCAAGATCCAAGCACTCAAACGAATGCGACAGAAAGATCAAAAAGATAAACGACAGAAAGAACGCACTTAGGTGCGTTTTTTTATTTACAAAATGTTATAAATAGTGTTATAATTTTCATATGGAGAATGTAATGAAAAAGTTCAAAAGATTTTCTGAGGCATACGACATCATTCCTAAGAATGATAAAGATGTTGATGCCATAAAACATTTGTCAGATGATGAAAAAGAAAAAGTAAAAGAACTTTTGTCTACCGTAAAGCAAAAGTCTGGTGCGGATTCTCCATTAGCATTATCTTCTAAGTCCAGTGAAAAGGGAATAAAGATTCAAAGATCTGCTATAGATGATGTAGATGTAAAATCTTTATCAAGACAATCTGGATTTAAATTATCTGCAGGTAATGGTTCGCGTGGGGGTGGTGGATCTAAATCAAAAGGATTTGCCTTTGAGGGACAGATAATCAAAGATGTAGAATTATACATTGCACAAGGTATGGATGCAAAGTTTAAGTTTCCAGATATGATGCAGTCTATGCACGATGCATTTCTGAAAGATGCTAAAACAATTTCAGTTAAATTAGATGGTACTGCAAATACAAAAAGACCTCTGGTATTCGGTGATGCGAAAGCAGTGATTGGTGGTAGAGAACTAAACATTGGACATAAGGTCACAGACGTAACAGTGACTATAAACAATACTAAGAAAATATATTTGTCTGCAAAGTTTGGTGGAACCGTAACATTCTTTAATGCAGGTGTGATGAAAATATTACCACCCAAAGATTTCGAAGATGGAAAGATAAACAATCCAGATGGAAAAAAACTTTTAAAAATGTTTGGTATAGATGAGAAAAGATTTATTGAAATCTTTACCAAGTATGACAAGAAGACTGCACAAAAGGCTGCACCTAAACAAATTGTAAATGCTATGGGTAAAGCAGATAAACGTGCATTGCAACGACTACTACTTACAGGCATAGGTATGGGTTACTACATGGTGCATCGTAAAAAATCTAAGGTAGAATTTTATGAAATGGATGTTACCAGATTGAGAGCAGCATCTAAGATAGAAAGTATTGAAATACTATATCCCAAACCAGGCAGTGCAAAAAGGATTGACATTAGAGTGGTGACACCTCTATACATATTCAAATTCAATATAAGAAACAAACAGGGTGGTCTTACACCTTCACACATTATGTGTGATTATGTACCTAACCCAAATGGAAAGTCATTAGCATAATGCAGTTTTCAGATTTTATAACAGAACAGAAAAACACACACATGACTCATATAGAGGACAAGGTTCTTTATGGTGGAGTGAAAGGTACTCGTGATGCAATTCTTGCCTTACGATCTTTAAGAGATATGTTGGGGGGAGAACATGAAGGTAAAGTATCTGTTAAGTGGGATGGTGCTCCTGCTGTTTTTTGCGGCACCGATCCACGAGACGGAGAGTTCTTTGTCGCAAAGAAAGGAATCTTTGCAAAGTCTCCAAAGGTCTACAAATCAAATGCAGACATTGATGCCGATACCAGTGGAGACCTTAACACTAAACTAAAGTTGGCATTAAAACATTTACCTGAGTTAGGAATTAAAGGTATCATTCAAGGGGACTTTTTATATTCTAAGAGCGATATAAAGAATCAAAAGATAAAAGGAAAAAACTATGTTACCTTTCATCCAAATACTATCGTATATGCGGTGCCTAGAGAGTCGGATGCAGCTACTGCAATTAAGCAAAGTAAAATTGGAATCGTCTGGCATACAACCTATAAAGGTAACTCCTTCGAAACTCTCAAGGCTTCGTATGGAGTTGACGTATCACGGTTTAATTCAACCAGAAATGTGTGGAGCCAAGACGCAACGCTCAGGGATCTAACTAAACTCACCATGAGTAGGAAGGATACAGATGAAGTTACAAATTATTTATCAACAGCCGGTCAAATTTTTAACCAAATTAGTGGAACTACTCTTAGGACTCTTGAAAAAGATCCTGAGTTGGCTCAACTCATTGAGCAGTTTAATAACACGTATGTTAGGAAAGGTCAAGTCATTCAGAATACCAAGACCCACACTAACCGTCTCATTTCTTGGATTAAACAAAAATTCCAAAAAGAAGCAGACAAAAGGAAAACGGAAAAAGGGAAATCCACGCAAATAAAGAAACTCAATGAGATCTTAAAATTCTTTTCACCAGAGAACCGACAATCTCTGGTGAAGATGTTTGATCTACAGAAGGTCATAGTTCTTGCGAAGATGAAACTTATAAATACTTTAAATAAACTCTCAAACGTGGACACATTCCTTAAAACAAAAAGAGGTTATCGTGTTACAGGTCAGGAGGGTTATGTCGCTATAGACAAACTTGGTGGTGATGCAGTGAAAATTGTTGACCGTATGGAGTTCTCCTACGCAAACTTTTCACCAGATATATTAAAGGGATGGGACAAGCCGGGAAGGAATTAAAATGGCAAAACCGTTGCGATTTAAAGACATGATTAATGCAGAGCCTGCTCCAGGCGAGGACGAATTAATCAATTATAGAAAATCCAAAAAGAAAAGAACCTATTCTGGCAACGAAGACGTTGAACCAATAGAAAATAGATTTGCAAGGATCAAGGAAAAACTTGGCAAACTTGCTTTAAAAATTAAAAGAAAAAATGATTTTAGGAGAAGCAGACCAAAAAGACTGAGAGGATTAGAACGTTCTAAAAACAGAATGCCCACTATGGACGTTTTTAAAAAGAGAGCAAAGCGTTCAGAAATAAATAAAATGTTCAAGAAGTTTTCCAAGGGGAAAGACAAAGCAGATATGTCATATGCAGAGAGAGACAGAATTGAACAAAAATTAAGATCTCCTGCTATCAAGAAAAGAATTGAAAGACAGACAAAAAAGGCAATAAAAGATAAACGTAAAGAAGAAATGAAGCGAAAGTTGAATAGAAGTAAATGATAGGTTCCTTTAAGAATTTTTTAGTTGAAGAAGAAAAGACAGTCTTCTTTACGTGGGGGAGAATGAATCCACCCACTATTGGTCATGAGAAACTATTGACTGTTCTCTCGCGTAAGGCGGGGAACAATCCGTATTTCGTTTACCTGTCACAATCCACAGATCCAAAGAAAAATCCATTATCATATAAAGATAAGATAAAAATTGCTCGTAAGATGTTTCCACGTCATGCACGTAGGATCATGTTGGATAACAAGGTAAAGGTTCTATTTGATTTACTTACCAAACTGTATGACATGGGTTACAAGAATGTTACCATGGTTGTTGGTGCAGATCGCATCAATGAGTTTGATATCCTAATCAACAAATATAATGGTAAGAAGGGTAGACACGGTTTCTATAACTTTAGAAACATCAACGTAGAATCTGCAGGAGATAGAGATCCAGATGCAGAAGGTGCGACAGGAATGTCTGCATCTAAGATGAGAGCAGCAGCAAGCAAAGGCGACTTCACAAGTTTTAGTCAGGGTTTACCAAAGACATTCTCTAATGCAGACGCAAAGAATTTGTTCAACACAGTTCGTAAGGGCATGGGGTTAAAAGAACAAAAAGAATATAAAAACCATATACAATTGAATCCGATATCAGAAACACGTGAACAATATGTGTCAGGTAATCTCTATAATATTGGTGATAAAGTGATAGTAAAAGAATCTGATGAAGTTGGAGAGGTGACTCATCTAGGTGCAAACTATGTAATTGTAGAAAAGAGTGGATCTCAAAAAAGATATTGGTTAGATGCTGTAGAATTATTAGAAAAGACTAAAGTCCCTCAAGATCCAGACATCAAGGATAAGGAAGGTACACAACCTTCAAAGTACTATAAAGGTTTAGCGAAATCTACTAAGAGTGCAAGAGACGCACACTTCAAAAAGAATACTAGAGCACCTGCGCCTGGTGATAAAGAAGCGAGTAAGAAAGACATGCCAAAATCTCAACACACCTTGAAATTCAAACAGATGTATGGTGAACAAGATGCTGTAGACAAAGTAAAAGCAAGAATTAAAAAGAGAGAAGATCAGCAAGATCGTAAAGATAAACGCGATATCACAATGGCAAAAATAAAAGTTTTAAGAAAAGGTCTGACACAAACAAGTAAGGATTCAAAATGAGTTTTAGAAAATTCTATAACGGACACGAACAATTGAATGAAGAAACTCCTTATGATCGTAAGCAGAGAGCAATGGTTGTAAGTTTGTCTCAGCACTATCGTATGTTTATTCAAGGCATGAAAGATAATAATAAAGTACGTATGAATAATGCAAAGAAAAAAATAATAGAACTAGAATCAAAACTGGATTTACCTGCGCCGGGAGGAAGACTATGAAATCATTCAAAACTCATTTAAATGAAAAAATAGAAGGTCTGGTGAAGAAATCAAAACAGACTGGTGTTCCATATGGCATTCTGAAAAAAAGTTTTGATAGAGGAATGGCAGCTTGGAAAAGTGGGCATAGACCTGGCGTTAGTCAACAACAATGGGCATTTGCAAGAGTGAACTCAATGTTGTCTGGTGGTAAAGCAGATCCAGATCTACAGTCACAAGCATCTAAACACAAGAAAAAGAAATAAGGATCTAGCATAATGTCTAAACCAAAACCTATTATAGTTAAAAGTAAGAAGACAATTGCGTCCTTGCGCCGAGGTGAAGAAACTATAAAAGATAATAAAAATAAAAAAGGAAAAACACTGAGTGCAAAAGATAAAGCACGTGCATTAGCAAGTCCTGCAAATAGAGCAATGTCTGCAAAACAAGTGAAAAAAGATTTAGAGAAAAAGAATCCACCTCCATGGATGAAAGAGGACTTTGACTTTAAAGTAAACATAGATGGGTTCCCAGAAATGTTCATGTCTGGTAATTCACCAGGCGAAGTGAAAGCACACTTACGTAAGTTGGTAAAGCAACCATCAATGATTCAATCAGTAGATCGAGTCACCAAACACGATAAGAAGAAACATCATCGTGATAAGGTAAATGAGGGAATGAAATATACTCATGCCGCAGTAGATAAAAGTGGTAAAGTGATTGGTATGGCATCACAAGAGTCTGACGCAAAAGATATGGCAAGAAGAAACAACGGTAGAGTTGTGAAACTAAAAAAACCTATGTCAGACAAAAAGGGTGATATGATGATCAATCGCCCATTCAAAGAATCTCTGCAATCTATTGACGAAGCAGTAAACGTTATGAAGGAGTTAAATCTTGATGAGGGCAAGATGAAACAACTTCATCAGTATATGGATCAGGGTAAATCTGCTGCATGGATTGCAGCAAAAATGAAACTGGATCTAAAAACAGTTAAGGCACTTATCGGAGAACAAAATAGATATCAAAGTATAAAAACATCGATAGGAAATTTTCTTAGTAGAGTAAAGAATAAAGTCATGGGTAACAGACCTACTGGTACTGCCAGTAGAGCAAACCTAAGAGCAAAAGGTGTTCCCCTATGAAGAATTTTAAACAACACACATCAGATAAGATTGATGAGATTTGTGAAGAATGTGATCTATACGATGACTTAGAACTAGTAGAATCCGAGTATCAGGGTAAGAAGGTTACACTTAACAATCCAACTCGTGGTGGTAGTAAGAAGTTTTATGTTTATGTCAAGAACGAGAAGGGAAATGTTGTAAAGGTATCTTTCGGAGATCCTAACATGGAAATCAAACGCGATGATCCTGCTAGACGGAAATCATTTCGAGCAAGACACAACTGCGACAATCCAGGCCCAAAATGGAAAGCAAGGTACTGGTCATGTTGGCAGTGGAGATCAGGAGCAAAAGTAGATAATTA